AGGTGATCGTATTCTTCCCAAATACTTTCTTTATTAAAAGAAACTCTAGCAGCATTTACTACTGTTAGATCATCTCCCATATGCATAACATACTCAACATGACCCTTATCAAGAACCTGAATCTTCATTGTTTCCGTCATCATTTTTTTTGTCCTCGTCTTCTGTGAAATAAAAACTTACTCTACCAGAACCACCATAGTCGGCTGAATATTCTACTGCCTTTTTCCATAAAACTGGATCAAGTTCTTTTAGTTTTTCTGAAAATTTCAAATGTATTTTTAAAACCAAATAAAAGAAGGTTTCATCATCCATTGATTCATTTTTTCTTTTATATGCAAAAAACTTTTCACCGTCTTCTTCCTCAATTGAAACTTCAATATCCATATTTGTTGCAAATGAATTTGCAAAGTCCATTGCCTTGTCGTGAACTTCAATATTCATTTCCATCGCATATTGTTTTAAATGTATGAAAAAATTGAAGAAAGCATCTGTCATTTCTTCGCCATATTCTTCATAAAATTCTTCGTCAAACGCTTCTTCTTCGTTCATGCTTTTTTCCATTCATTGAACTTTAATTGTGCTTCTAATCCATTGTAGGTATTTTGTTTTATTATTTCAACAATTTGTTTTGTAGTTTTTCCAGATAGAATCATATCATTAATATCTTTTTCTTTGATCCTATTTGGCCAAATCACAACATTAAATTTGTTTTGAATAAGTTGTCCTATGATCTTAACAACTGTTTTGTTTCGTGGCTCGTTGTCTATTACAAAAATTATTTCCTTGTTTTGTATTACTTCTGGCAAAATTACAGAACCATCTAAACCAAGCATTGCAACACCATTTGGGAGAAACAAAGAATCCAAAGGACCTTCAACAACAAAAACTGGTTCGTTTTGAATTCTATTCAAACCAAACCACAAACGATCTACATTTACTTTTTTAATTGTAATATAACGAATTGCTTTAGGATTATTTCCTAGATATCTTCCCTGAACACCTACTAAATTGTTGTCTTCATCATAAATTGGTATCACCAATCGTTGTTCTTTTATTAAATCTATTTTAGATGGATCTAATGTTTTTGCAACTAAACTAAAATCTTCAGTGTAAAATAAATTACTGAACGAAAATTCTGGCAATTTTCGTGTCTTTACATATTGTTTGCAGATATGATCATCTGGTAAAGAGTCAACAGAAACACAACCAACTAATGATTGTTTATTTTCAAATTTTGGTTTTTCAAATTTAATTACTGGTTTTTTATAATTAGATTTTCCATTTTCACCATTTTTCCATCGTTCAATTGAATACTCTTTGCAAATGGATGGAGCAATCTGTTCTAAAAAATTATACAAGTTACTACTGTAATTACAGTTATGACATTTATAGAAAAAGTCATTTCCTTTTTGAAAGAAGAATCCTCTTGCTCTATTTTTGTTTTTCTTTGAATCTCCGCAGATGGGACAACGGCAATTTGCAAGAGTTTCTTTTTTCCAAGCAAACTTTTCAAGTTTGGGTGAAATTATATTGATAAACTTTTTGTCAATATAGGTGGACATTAAAACTTCCAGTCTCCGGTTTTTGTAGTTTTCATTTTAGAAAACTTATCTCTAAGATCATAACCATTTCCTGCTTCTTGTTCGTCTGTTGTGTTTGCAGAAACAAGAGTTGGTTGATTAAGCGTTGGAACATCGGAAAGTTTCATTTTAGCACGATTTAATCCGACAACAAACTTTCGGTTGGACATTGCATTGTTGTACCGATTTTTTAGTTGTTTTACCATAATTTGATTTGCTTCTTCAAGTTCTTCAGTAGAAATCAAAGCAATCATAAAATCGCTTGTTGCAGGCAACCCAAACGACTCTGATGTGTTTTCTAAACCAACATCTGTATTAGAGAATCCCTCTCTGTTTGTTTGAGTTGCAGTCCAAATTGGCAAATCGTATTCAACGGCCAATGCTCTCAGTTCTTCAGCAATTGCCTTGATGAGAGTATAAGAATTAATTGCACCTGTGTTTCTCATTCTAGATGAAGAACAAATATTCAAATAATCAATAAAAACTATATCAGGTTTAAATCCCTTTTTAATTTTTAGTTCTTCAATCAATGCTCTAAAATGAACAGCACTTGCACTTGATGTCGGATATTCTTTAATGATTAGTTTTGATGTAATATTTCCACAAACATTATCAATCTTTTTCTTATACACAGAGTGCGGCATATCTTTGAGATCGTCCATAGTTACATCAAGAAGATTTGCATCAATTCTCTCCGCAATCCTTTCTTCAGACATTTCACAGGTGATGTACAGCACATTCAAATTTTGAACTAAACAATTTGCTGCGTGGTGACATAAAAATAATGATTTACCAACACCAGTTCCAGCCATAACAACATTCAATGTTTTAGTTGGAGTACCACCAGAGGTAATTGTGTTTAAGTACTCAATATCAAATGCAATTTTCTTTTCTTTTAGATGATAAAATTCAAATCGTTTATCGGCATCTTCTGCGTAATCGTGTCCGATATGAGCATCAAAAGAAACAGACAATGCTTTGCTTAAAAGATCAGGAATTGCAGTTTTTGTTCTATTCTTATCTTTTCCATCAATAATTTGGATAGATTCCATGATAGAGTTGTAAATTGCTTTATCTTTGCAGAAATTTTCTGTTTCATTTACAACCCACTCTGTGTTTACAACTTCACTAAAATCAAACTTTTGTACAATCTCTGTACAATCTGCAAAATCTTTTTCTGATAGATTTTTTAATTTTTCCAAAGATATAACCACCGCTTCCTTGGATGGAATGGTGTTATATTTGGTAAAAAATTCTTGAATGTTTTCAAAGATCAATCTTTCTGATTGATCATGGAAATACTCACTCTTGAGGAATGGGATCACCTTGCGACAATAATCTTCGCTCGTCATCAGGGTTCGTAAAATTGTCTGCTCTATCCTCTGATTCATTTTCGGTTTCCTCTATCCATTTTTCTAGCAAGTCAATTACTACATCTCCTGCTAGTTTAAAAAACTCATCATCAAGTATAACGTTATTTGGATTTTTTACAATAATTGGATTAAAAATTAATTTGGCGTGTTTTTTGTCTTCTGTTTCCTCAACACCAATTTTTTCGTAAGTATATTCGACGCCTTCAAAGTTACCACTTTTAATCCGAATAACAACAAACCCATTATGAGTTTCTTCCGTTGCTTCATAAATTTTAACTATCGAGTTTTCCATATCTAAACTCCTTTTGAATGCGTTCATCAAGTTGCTTCAAAATGTCATCCGTAAAATATTTTTCAGGCTCTTCATTGATGTTCTTCATGAATACCTTTGAACCATCCGGCAATTCAATACGAGTAGAAACACTCTTAAAGATTCCATATTCGACAGCAAGATCTGCCAATCCATGATAACGATTTAGACCTGTTTCATAATTCAAACGAGTCTCAACTTCCATATTTTCTTTTGCAAAACGATTCTTGTAGTTTTTGCAAGTAATAAAATTGCCAATTACTCCGTCATCAGTTTTATCTTTCTTTTTGCTTAGGAATAAAATCGTACTTGCTGCATACTTAACACCGCTACCACCAGAAAGATCTTTCGTTGGTACATAGGCACCAACCACTTGATAAGTGTGATTTGTGATAAGCAAAGGAATTTCTGCCTTTCCAAGTTTGGCAGTAAGAACACGGAAAGCACCTTTCACCAATTGCGCTTTAGTCATATCTCTTACATTTTTTCCCTCTGCGGTGTCATTCATCTCCTTTTCTGTAGAAAGCATCCCAAGCGAATCTAGCACCATTAGAATGGGTTTACGCTTGTCCTTCTCCTCTTCCAAATAAGCATTGACGATCTTCAACGCCTGGGTTTTGAACTCCTCAATCGTCAATACTGGCACAATGGCTAAACGAGAAGAATCAATTCCACGCCCTTCAACCATATCATTATTAATAGCATTTTCTGTGTCAAAATAAAGAACCATTGAATCTGGGTTTGAATCCAAAAAGTTTTTGCAAATGCCAAGTGCAAAAAATGTCTTTCCAGTTGCTTGTTCACCAGCCAAACAAGTAATACGATTATTTGGTAGCCCTCCGTGAATACTACCACTCAAAAGAGCGTTGAGTGCATAAGAGCCAGTATCAATAAAGATAGTGGTATCTTCACTCTCTGCTGCTACAAATGCGTCTTCGTTTCCAGTTGCTTTCAACAATGATTTAATGTTCATATAAAATAATCCTCAAGGGTGTTTTGTTTTTCTACAGACCAACCAATCACTTCAAGAATGTTCTTGAGTGGATCTAAAAATGTCTTTTCAAACTGCATATCATAGTCAATGTATCTATTCAGTTCAAGTTCAATTGGAAGAGAATTTAAGAAAGTAATTACCTGATCTTTTCCGCTTGGACCACATACTGGATTTGGCGCCTTTAGGTATACAAATTTAATTTTGTCACCATCTGTAATAAGTCTATATTTCTTCTCAAGTTTTAACTTGCGAATATGATGATTATGAAGTAATGCTCCTTTTACGGCAATTGGAGTAGACTTACGATAAATTGTAGTAGGATCGTGATAATCTTTCATACCATTGACACTGCGAGGAAATGCTACATCTTCTGCTGGCAGAGTTACAAATGTTTTTTTGAACTCAGAGACAAAATCAATCAACTTTTCCTGATCACCATCCATGATAATATCAATTGCTTTTTTAAGTTTATCACGAACTACTTGTGGAGTAGAACTGCGTGTTGTTTCTATTCCCTTAATTTTTAGTTTTACAGACTTATAGCGAACTCCCTCACTATCCCACACATTCAGCATGTAGCGTTTCTTTGCTGTCCATATTCCCTTGCTAGCAATAACCTCACGCTTCATGTGCATGAAGTTTGCTGTGCAATTCATTAATTGAGCCAATTCTGAATATTTCTGTTCAATAAATGGTTCAATTACTTTATTGACAGACTTATCAAGAAATCCCACAATTTTATCAGTATCTTTTTCATCTCCTAGTACTTTCTTTACAAGAGAATCCAAACAAATGTAGATTGAGTCCGTGTCACTCGCAATAATGTAATCAGTATCAACTGATTTAAGAGTCTCATTAAGATATTTATTAAGTGCTCGTTCAATCCAACGAATATTCAATTGACCAGAAACAGTAACGGCTTCGGCCAAGTCTGTGTCATAGTATCTAAAATATTCATTTCCAACAGCACCATAAGCAGAATTCAATTGAATCTTACGAACCAGTTGAAAATTGTGGTATTTAGAAATGTCATACTCTAATTTTTTGCGTTCTTCCGAATTTGTACAACTTTCTAATTTCTTTTCCGCATCCAACATTAAAGTTTTATAATGTTTTCTCTCTTTGTACATTTTTTCCATGAGGTAGGGGAAAACCCCTTGTTTATTTTTTACAAATCGAACCCCATTTGCTGCAACAACACAATTTGTTTCTTTACATTCCTTGAAAATTTCCAAAGGATCAAAGAAAGTTTTAATTGGTTTTCCGTCTTCTCTGTCAAATATTGAATCTGGGGACAAATCACCGGCTTTACCAAAATCAAGTTTGGTTTCTGGTGAAATGTTGTATTGCATTATTAAATGCGGATATAGACTGTTCAAATCCAAAGACACAACCCAATCATACAGACCTGGTTTTGGTTCTTTTACATAAGCACCAGCGTACTGTCTATCTTTGTTATTGCGTTTCTTTGGTGGAACAACGATACCTTTTGAATGCAATTCATGAAAAACGATTGCGTCCCAAGTCCGAACTTGACTAAAAATATCCATCAAATTTACTTTGGCTGAATATGCCAGCGCAACCGCAAGTTCCATGAGTCGCAACTTCTCCTCTAATTTTTTAATTAGAGTAACATCGTGAACATTGTATTCAATGAACTTTTGAAAATCCTTTTTGTAAAATTCATGAATACTTTCATACTCCGAATATGAAAGTTTTCCCTCACCCAACTCAATGTTAGCAATGTTGTCTAGACGATACGATTCTTGGTTAGTATATGTAAATGTAAGATACAATTCATAATAATCTAGAGTAGCAATTCCTGCAAGATCGTAAACATTATGATCTTTGTTCTTACGATTTACTATTTTTTGATTTACAATATTCCAAAAAGAAAGACGTTTTGCTTCCTTTTCTCCCAACACTGTCGATATGCGAGAAAAAAGATATGGAATATCGAAAAACCGAACGTTCCAACCAGTGACAATATCAGGTGCAAGAGATTGCCAAAAGTTAAGAAAGTCCGTGAGCATCTGTCCCTCATCATCATAACATTTAACATGATGATCTGGTAAGACACCCTTAAACGAATTTAATCCAAAAGTAAAATACTTTTCATCACAATAAATTGTGATTGCGTTCACCCGCTCCACTGGATTTTCACTGTTTGGAAATCCAGACTCGCATTCAGTCTCAATATCAATAATTGCTACTCTTAGTTTAGAATAATCATAGTCAATCACACCGGGATATCGTTCTGCCAAAAACGGATAAACAAAATCCATGTTTCCATAGATTTCAAAATTTGACACATCCTCATACTCTTTTGAAAAGTTTCTTGCTTCTGACATAGAATCAAATTCCATCTCAGAAACAGGAATTCCCGTTAGAGTTGTGTGTGTTGAATTTTTGCCCTTGATGTAAAGTTTAGGACGATAAGAAACTTTTTCAGAGTTTCTTTTTCCATTGATCACTTCACGGACAAGAACAGAATTTCCGTAGACAAATGCGTTTGTATAAAAATTCATTCAGACTTTGATTTTACATATGCTGAGAACAAAACGCAATAATTAATTATATCAAGAATGGCATCATTATAGCCTTCATTGTCAACAACTAATTTTCCATCTTTTGCAAATGTACTTAGCCTAGAAACTTTATCAACAATTCTCACCAAAAAACCTTGTTCAGTAGAACAAATTCCCATTGCTTCACATCTTTCAAAATTTGCAAATGGAGTTTTGCCACTATTTCCTGCATAGTCATGGTTTTTCTTCACCATAATTGACAAAGCAGTTTTACACAACTCTTCGTGGTGATAAAAAAGATCTTCACGCTTCATGTAGATACTCCTGTAGAGCCAAACCCACCAATACGGTCGGTTTTCTTTGTAGGAGCAGTATAGCATTCTTCTATGGTATAGTCAAGAGTTTTTACTAATTCTCCTTGAGCAATACGATCACCATGATGTACAAAAAAATCAATATCGGATGTATTATAAAGGAGAACTTTAAGTTCATCTGTGTAATCAGAATCTATAACTCCTTCGGCGTTTAATAGAGTAACTCCTTTCTTAAACGCCAATCCTGATCGGGGATGAATACGAATTGAATACCCTTTTGGGATGTCAAAAATCAATCCGGTTTCAACTAGCACAGAATGATGCGCTGGAATTACCCAATTATTAAAGGCCGAAATATCAAAACACGCGGATTGTTCTGTTGCAAATTTAGGGAGAATTGTTGTTTCATGAATTTTGTATATTTTGAGCATATGCAAATTATACAAAAAATTATTTAAAAGTCAACTTTATTTACTTCTTCAAATAAAGTAGAAACCAAATAAGGCATAATTCTTCCAGAACTTAAACTTTGAACTATGCATCTAGAATCATCTTGGGCTATGAGTCCTAAGTAAACAAACCTTTCGTTTGCTGGAAAATCAAACATTTTTGCTTCTTGGCACTCGGGGTCCGTAAATTTTACTATTGAAAGAAATCTGGGCATGTTTTTCCTTAACTAAAAAGTAATATTTCTCTGGTTAATGGTCTTCTTATTCTTGAACCAATATAGTCCATTACAAATGTGGGATTCAATCCATCATCATTTATTCCATTTCCTATGCTGCTGTTTATCCAAGACGGCTTCATATAATCGGTTATTGCTGATGGATAGTGTGTATTAGAAGATGGCGATGCAGTACCGGACGCAATTATTCCATCGGTTTTATTAACAACCTTATATGTTGTAGTAAAATTACCTGAAGAATCTACTTCTATTCCCAAATAAAGTTGATATATTTTATCTGAAGATACTGTTATTCCTGTATCAAAAGTGCTTGAGTTGCCATCTTTTATCCAACTTATATTCCAAGTGGTATCCAATGGAGTATCATTTACATAATATCCATCCAGCGGATCGAAAATTCCATTGACCCAAAACTGAAAAAAAACTCCGTCAGTGGGATTTGTTGCGGTATTCATAAATCCAAATCTAACATAGCCATATGATTCTTCTGGAGTGTATATATTTTGAAAAAGAAAAGATGTTTCGCATTCATATTTTGTAATTAACCCAGATGAAGGAGCAGTTAATCCTGGTACTGATGCGGAATTCAATTCTAAAACCGCTAATCCTGAAGTAAGAGCAGTAGTAGCTATATTGATAAGCCCATGGCCTGCCGTTATTCCATAAGCGGTTGATTGAGCAGAACTTCTATTAATCGTGGTGCTTACAGTCGTGAAAGAAAACGGAGAACCGTCTGTTCCCGGCCCCACGCTTGTCGGGCTCGCCTGTTGAACAAAATCGCAAAAATAAATTGCATCTAACTGATTTGGATTTTCATTTTGATTATTGTTGAACAAAACATAATCGTTTACACTTTGCGCTGAATATGCCATAATTATGAATATAACAGAATTTCTCTGTTTAACTCCCTTCTTATTCTGCAACCCATGTAATCCACAAAAATTAATCTTGCTGTTGTAGAAGTAGTTGTAATTTTTGAATTTGTGAGCACTAATCCCATGAAATCAGCAGTGCCTGTTGGATAATGAGAACTAAGAGAAGGTGATGCAGTTCCCGATGCACCGCTTGAATCCGTTACATTCCGTACATTGTAAGTTGTTGTTAAAGTTCCTGATGAATTTACTTCAATGCATAAATAAAGTCTATAAGTTTTACTTGCTGATACTGTTACTGTTGTGTCTGCTCTTGATTGAACGTTATCTTTTCTAAAAACTATATTCCATGTAGTGTCGGTTGTTGTGCCATCACACAAAAATTCAAAATACACTCCATCTGCTGGAGTTGTCGATGCTGCATTTGCAAATCCAAATCTGTAAAATCCTCTGTTTGTGGTGGGCGAATTTCCGTGTATTGTAGAATCGGTTCTTAATAATACTTCTGCCTCATATTTTGAAATTTTACCTGAACTTGGTGTTTGAAATCCGGGTATGGTAAAAGTTGATATTAATTGGGCAGCAAATCCAGTTGCATTGCTTGTAGTTCCGGTAGAAAGAGAAATGACACCCGAACAAGCAGTAATACCAAACGCCTCTATGTGCGCTTGAGTATTATTTGTTATTGCCCCACCGTTTCCCGTACTACTGTAAATAACACCACCTTGCGAGGGAACTGTGGCAGATGGCGTAGATCCTTGGTGAAAATCACAAAAAATTATAGTATCTAATTGTGAAGAATTTTCGCTTTGTGCAACTGCCGGTAAAACATAATCATTAATGCTTTGCGAACTATATGCCATAATTATTCCTTATACTACTACCCAGTTTGAATTATCGCTCAATAGATCAATTGCTTGAAATTGTTTTGAAAGACTATAGCCTGTTACTCCATCAATGGTTTGTGATGACGTAGTGAGGACTGTGAGTATACCTATGTTTGAATTCTTTACAGTATATCTATTTGCATTGCTGACGGCTGTTGGTAGAGTAAGATTTATATTTCCTGAAGTATTTCCTATGTAAACGTAATCTACGTTTGAAGTTGCCCCAGCGGTGGTGGATGTTGTAATAACATTTATTGACCGCGAAAAACCTGCACCAGCAGCAATCGTCAAAGTCAATCCCGATGGAGTGATGGTTATATTTGATCCTGCTGCTAAGTTTACTGCACCAGTAATACCATTTATCGAGTTTACTACATTTCCTGTTATGTTACCACGAACAGAAAGTGTTGCCCCGGACGGAATTGTAGTCAGTGAAGATAGAGTTGCACCAGCCGCAGAGATTCCTGCACTCGCAGTCAACAATCCGCCAACAGAAACTGTATTTGTGAATGAAGCGAAACCAAAATTTGCAATACTACTTCCGTTACCGTTCAGTTCTCCTGCCGCTGCTTCATACGAAATATACGCCCCCGTGTCTATACCAAACGGGTCTCCAATGTTTATAAGACCATATGGATTTGAAATATCAAGAATGCTAGTTGCATCTCTTAAAAATAAGTAGGTACTATTGGCGGCTGCATCATAATCACCAATAGCAACTCTACTATTTGATGTGTTTGCAATATCTAATTGATTTTTTCCCCCTGCACTTTGAATCGTAGAAGCAATTAAAGTGTTTGCAGAATTTATCGTAACATTACTGTTGAAAGTTATTCCACCAGCCGCAGAGATTCCTGCATTGAATCTTGCAAGTGAACTGAATGTTGCACCAGAAGCACTTAAACCACCACTTGAAGTCAACAATCCAGAAAAAGATGCTGTAGTTCCAACTATTGGTAAATTTGCAAAATTTGCCTGACTGTCTATTAATAAACTTGAAGTGGGAGCACTATAAAATTGAATTCCCGCTGCTGGGGCGCTTAATACAATGTCACCATTATCATCATTTACTACAAAGTAAGTACTTAGATTATTATTACTATAATCACCAATAAAAGATTGAGAACCACCAATATCATTAATATAAAGTGGATACGCAGGAAGTAAATCGGAACTTCTTAAATAATTGGTTGCGACCGAAGCAAAAGTGCTACCAGCAGCACTTATGCCATTTGTAAAACTTTGAACTGGTCCAAATGTATTTGAAGATCCCGTGGTTACTCCTGTAACAGCACCTGTTAGTCCATTGAAACTCAAAACACCTGTGTTGCTAAAGGTCATGGTCTGACCAGACACGCTCAAACCGATTCCGCTTCCGTTGGTGATTCCCACGGCACCAGTAAGACCACGAACACTGTTTACGATATTTGGAGCACTTATATTACCACTAAATGTTGCACCAGCCGCAGAGATTCCTGCATTGAATCTTGCAAGTGAACTGAATGTTGCACCAGCAGCACTAATACCACCGGGAAAGTTTGTAAGAGTATTAAATGTGTTTGTGCCAGTAAATGTTTGTGTTCCTGCAAGTCCTGCAAGAGTTGTTGTATAATTTGGAAGAGATACAGTTATCGTGCTTGCTGTTGCAATAGTTGGTTGAAGGTATACTTCTCCACTAGAAATGTCATTATAAAAGTACAACCTGTTAAATTCTCCCTGAAATGATACTTCGTTTAAGGAAGACGAATCCACAATTGCCAGAGCAGCATTTGCTGTGCTTATTGTTTGACTTGCGCTAAAAATATTATCTACATTTGTCCTAGCAACATTCGTAATCGCACCAGTACCACCATCAATACTCAAAACACCTGTGTTGCTAAAGGTCATGGTCTGACCAGAAACACTTAGACCGATTCCGCTTCCGTTGGTGATTCCAACAGCACCAGTAAGACCACGAACACTGTTAACACCAATAATAGCACCAGTCAAGCCATTAAACGAACTTACGACATTCTTTGTAAGTGCAACAGTTCCAGTATCATCCGGAAGAGTTATTGTTTGATCGACTGTGCTTGATGCAGTTAGTCTTGTGGTGTTGTTGCTCGGAAATCCTAGTTGCAGAAGTTTAATTGAACCAGAATCAAAAATTACATCACCACCACCCGATCCTTGGATTGATGGAGTTCTGACAAATGATGCACTCAAGCCAGCATTAAATCTTGTCAAATTACCGAATGTGCCTCCCGCTGAACTGATACCATTTGTAAAACTTTGAAGTGGTTCAAATATATTTGCAACGCTTGTAGTAACACCAGTGACAGCACCAGTCAAGCCATTGAAACTCAAAACTCCTGTATTTGAAATTGTAATAGAACCAGTAGAACCAGAAACACTGATACCAGTTCCACCGAAAGCAGCAGAAACTCCCTGAACAGCACCAGTTCGACCATTAAAACTAGAAACAACCTGAATTGCACCAGTAGATCCATTTACGGAGCTTACAACATTTTTTGTGAGTGCTATTGTTCCTGAATCGTTTGGAAAAGTTAAAGTTCTATCTGCGGACAAATTTCCGGGAACAGTAAGTATTCCGTAGTGTATTCCTCCAAATAATTGGTTTTCTTCAAGGTACAAGGAAGATTTCCAATCTCCCATTGCTTGAACTCCACCGTCTTCATATTCACCTTTTCTAATATAAACATTTCCATTGAAAGGAATCAAATCAATAGAAGCAGTAGTTCCATCCTTTTCATTACTGTTAATAACAATTCTTGATGCGTATCCTGTGGTTGCACCCTGAAGAACTAAACCAGGCACACCGTTCAACAAATTTACACTAGAACCAACAAAAGTAATGGGTCTTTTGTTTATTTCTAAAGTTCCATCGAGGGTTATTCCAGTTGCAGAAAGACCAGCGTTGAATGTTTGCAGTGCGGTAAATGTATTTGCAACGCTTGTAGTAACACCAGTGACAGCACCAGTAAGACCATTAAATGTGGTTACATAGTTTCCTATGGAACTTGTAAGACCAGAATTTATCCAAAATCCGCTCTCATATTTCAACACTTGATTATTTGATGCAGATGTTATCACAACATCAGTCAAGTCATCAAGACCGGCAACAGCAACTCCGCCACCACCAATGTTTGATAAATTTCTAAAAATACCAGATGAAATAAACTTAGCATCAGCAGAATTATTTAAGGCGGTTGTATTTGCCTTTACTATTAAATAACCACCAAAAACACCTAAAGATGCAGTTGAGTCGTCTTCACTAAAAGATTCAAACTGAATATTTGCTTGTGCTGTTTCTATTGAATTGTATATTTCTCTTCCATAATATGCAGCAAGTACTGTTGGTGTTCCGGGCAAGAAAAACAATCTTTGTGTTGTGTATTTTCCGGAAGGAGCAGTTGCAAGTGTTCCGCTTCCATCGTCATATTTTGTTGGATCTATAAAAGCACTTGTCGTGCTTATAAAATCACCAGACACATCACGATAGTAATGATATATCGTAGAAATAGGAGTTGCATTTGTATCTGTTACGACATTTGCATAATTGGGATCGGTTGTATAATTTCTTCCAAGTAAAAATGCAGTTCCACTACTTTTATTTACTCGCAAATTTGCACCATTTGCGCTTATTTCGTGACCAGATAATTTTAGTGGACCAAAAGCACGCATGAACGGATCGACTTGCGTGGCATTTCCATAAGATAATTTTGGAATATCTACTGCTAAATTTATAGTAGTATGATTTGGATGAATAAGGACACCAATCGGTATTCTTGATTCATATTGTTGATCTGACCATTTTGTTTCTTGTTGAATTATATTTCCAGAAGAGTCAATTGACAACCAAGTTTCGTGATGGGTTGCAATGTATTGAGCAGTTAACCCTGTTCTAGATGGCCAAGTTACAAGTGAAACAGTTGGATTTGGATAATTTGATAAGGTGGCACCAAAATTAACAATTATTCCTGCACCAGCACTTAAATCAAAATAAGCAGTATTTCCTGCATTTACTGCTAAGGTTGCACCATATAGTAATCCAGACTGAAGATGTTCTAAAAATCTTGAACCAGAAACACCATGTATGAGATCCGAGTCTAGGTCGCTTCCTTTGCCCTCTATGACATTTACTTGAAATGTTGCTCCGTTAAACCCCTCTGCATAATTTATTAAAATTTGATTTCCACCACAAATTCCCGGATGGTTGTCAATTTTATCCCATGCAACTCCATTGTATATCCATCGGTTTATGCCGTAGGAATATGTTTGTCCTGCTGAGGGGTTGTTTGGAAAATCAATGGGCATAAATTATTACCAGAATTTGAGTGTTCTCCACATTTCAAATCCAGAGTGGCGCATGATGTAGATGTACGACAGGTCATCCGCAGTCTTTACTATTTCAAACTTGTTGCTCAAGGTTGCGGTTCCGTGTGCGTATGGGATGGAGCCTGCAATGTCAACCTTGAACTTCGCCACGTCAAGCACATAGATGCGGTTGGTGTTATCCTTTGTGAAGTAATACGAGTCCGCACCATCGTAAACATACATGGAACCCGTTGTCAGAGTTGTTGCGATGGGTGTGATAAATGGCGTTATTTCCCAAGTTGATGTTGGTATATCAAATATATCAAAAATATTTGAAGCACCACCGCGAGGTGAAATCAACCACCGTCCCTTCTTTGCAGCATCAGACAGTCCAAACAACCACTTGATGTCCGTTCCTGTGCTTCTTGCAGGGATTTCGTAAACGCAGTATATGGTGTCTGTGGCGTTTGTTCCTATGGTTGATGGGATGGTTATGGCGGTGGCAGTGTTTGATGTGATTGAACCCTCGCCACCAACTGCCGTTCCACCAACATAACGAACTCTCTTGCCCGCCAAATAGTTTACAGGGAAGTTTTTGTTTGCATCTGTGAGCGTTGTTGTACCAGCACCAGTGGTGATGATTCCATATGAGTCCATGATTTCGTATTTGGAAGTGGAATCCGGTGTTGCAACTCCCCACGACGCAACCGTGAGCGTGGTTGCACTGTTGGCTGTGATAACAGCATCATTGCCTTCACCAGTTCCTGCCACCACACGAACACGGCAGTTCAAGTATTGGTTGTTTCTCCAGTTCTTGGTACTGTCAACCAAAGTAGTTGCAGTTCCTGAAGTTGCCCATCCGTTGGGTGAACGCTCCGCAACCTTGTCCACGCACATCGCACCAAATGGTCGCATTTCTTGAATAATATACCGTGACTGTCCGTTGGTCATGGCATTGATTGCACTTGCAAGCGTTAGAGTGGTGGCAGTGTTCGCGGTAATTCTCCTTGATCCAAGGCTTGTTGGCGTTGCACCCGCTGTTTGCACATGAACCACACGACCAACATGCTCGTTTGTGGTCCAGTTTTGTGATGCGTCTACAATTAGAGATGTGGTTAGCGAACTTGCAGCGGTCGGGCTGGCTGCGGCAGAAGCGTTTGCAGCAATGCTGAATGTGGTCAGAGATGCTGTGCCTATGATTTGGAAAGTGGCATTAAATGT